AATGTCTTGTATCAGGAATCGTATCAAACAACATACGGAAGTCGCACATACAAGGTTGACAACCAGTTTATCAAGAATGAGAAAAAGATTCAAATTGCTTTTGCACCTACGCAAATAAACTCGTACAACAACCAAAAGAACTTTGTCTTGTCATATGTCCCCAACTATCAAGATGGTGACTTGCGGATATTGTATTTTGGTGGTGTTGTGAGTGGAGTGAATTGGAAGTTCTACGCACAATATGCGGGTGTTGGTTTGAACTACACAAATCAATTCTCCATCCCATTGACCATTCACTTGGACTCAATCAGCAATCCCACATATGACATTCTTTTTGGAATGCCGAGAGAGATTGGTGTTGGTGCGGGGTACAAGTATACCAACTCAAACCTTGTCAACAATTACTACTATCGTTTCTTGAGTGAGATAACAGGATCAAACTCCAAGATATTAAGAGCATACTTCCGCATCACTCCGAAGGATTGGCTCAACTTGTCATTCTCGGATGCTTACTTTTTTGAAGGTCAGTATTGGCGATTGAATCAAATCAGCGATTACAACCCAATTGAGGATGGTGTGTATTTGTGCGAGTTCTTGCTTCAGCAATTTATTGAACCAGCGACCATCGTCCAAAAGACAATCGGTGCGGGAACTGCGGGGCAAACCGATGCGGAATCCGACATCTATCCCGGTGGGAATATACCAATCAAACCCGGCATCAAAGGTGTGACCGTTGGTGTAAGTCAAGGAGGAGGAGGTATAATTCAGGGAGATGGTATTGTGCAGAACAACAATCTCACCGATACATTTGCGGTTGTTTCCAAAAACACAACCTTCCAAGACGGAACGGATGGGAGTGCTGCGATATTGTGTGATGACTTTGTAGTCACTAAACCCGACACACTCTATCTCGGCAATTACGAGATGTATCCATCATTCTTGAGTGGAGGTGCAGTTAAGACGGTAACAACTACAACAAGCGTGACCAAAGACGATTGGTTGTTCCTGTGTGATGCGACCGCTGGAGCGTTCACCGTGACTCTTCCCGATCCATCAGGATTGAGCGGAAAGCATTGGGTGTTTCTCAAAACAAATTCAGCACATTCAATTACGATTGACACGGCAACTGCTGCAACAATCAACGGAGCAGACACGGAGGTCATCAACAACCACTACGAGAAAAAGTGGATTGTGTGTGATGGAACAAATTATTTTGTAATAGGTAACGGATAAGATATGGCACTAACGGCAGCGATAGACCTAACGGTCAAAAAACCTGACTTCAAGTCAATGAAGTCGGAGATTAGAGAATTAACGGTTGCAGCACAACAGGCGGTGATGCAGTTTGGCGAGTTTTCTCCCGAAGCAATAAGGGCAGAACAAGCACTTGCACAAGCTCGTGACCGAATGGATGACTTCAATGACCGAGTTGCAGCAGTAAACCCCGACAAGTTTGCTCAAATCAATACGGTTGTTCAAGGAGTTGCTCGTGGATTCCAGGCAGCACAGGGGGCAATGGCTCTCTTTGGCAACGAGAGCGAGGACTTGCAAAAGACAATGGTCAAGTTGCAAGGTGCGATGGCATTGGCTGAAGGACTTGAGGGACTTGGAAAGGTTCAACAACAATTTGGGGCATTGGCAAACACAATCAAAAGTCGTGTTGTGACTGCATTCAGCACATTGAGAGGTGCAATTATTGCAACTGGAATCGGTGCGTTGGCGGTTGCATTGGGCTTTGTGGTGGCAAACTTTGAAAAGGTGAGTCAAGCCGTATTGAAATTGATCCCCGGACTTGCCCAAGTTGGAAAGATTATCGGTAATTTGGTTCAACAATTTACGGATTTCATTGGTGTGACTTCAGCAGCGGAACGCTCATACAAGGCATTCTCCAAATCAATCACCACAACCAACGAGGACATTCAAGGTCAAATTGACTTGCTTTCCGTTCAAGGCAACAAGGAACTTGAAATCTTTGAACTGCGAAAAAAAATCATCAATAACCAGTTGGCATTGATTGCAAAGAGAAAAGAGACAGGTGTAAAATTGACAGAGGATGAATTGGAAGAAGAAGCAAGATTGTATCGTGAGCTGAATAACAAATTGAAGGTGACCGATGCAGAGCGTGACAAATATGTGGCAGACAAAAACAAGGAAGCCGAAGAGAAACGCAAAGAGCATCAAAAGAGATTGCAAGACATAGACAATCAAATTGAGGACGAGAAACTCAAGAAGAGAATCACCAATACTGAAGATGAATTTAAGAGATTAGGTGCAGAACAAGTTGCTCAAATCACTCAATTATCACGATGGTATGCCGAGCAAATTGCAATCGCTAAAGGCAATGAAGAGGAGATTCAAAAGATTGACAAATTGTATGCAGAGAAGGCACTTGCCAACGAGGCAGAGTTCAACCAAAAAAGAATTGAACTAAATAGAAAAGCGGATCAACAAATAATGGATGCAAAGTTGTCAATGGCAAAAAGCACCGTTGATGGCTTGACTTCGTTGAATACCATCCTAACAAACGAGGAGAAGAAGAGAGAGAACATTCAAAAGGGTATCGCATTGGTTGAGATTGCAATTGATAGTGCGGTGGCGTTTTCAGGTTTGAATGCTGAATCGGCTCAAGCATCTGCAAAGGTTGCGGGTATTCTTGGACCAGCAACTCCCATCTTCACCGCTGCATACTATGCACAAGGGGTGGCAAGAATCTTGGCGAATGTCGCAAGAGCAAAACAATTGTTGTCAGGAAGTAGTGCATCACAAGGTGGTTTGACTGGAGGCACTCCCATATCAATCAACCCAACAAGTATCACTTCATCATCCCTTCCAACTGAAACCGGAATCGGATTTTCGCAGAGAGTATTTGTGACCGAAGGGGACATAACTCGCACACAAGCAAGAGTCGGAAACACCAAAAGAGTGTCCGTTGTGAAATAACGCTATTTGAATACGATGAAACTTCCAGTTTACAAATTAGACATCAACGAATGGGACGAGGAGACAGGTATTGAGTTTGTCTCTCTCGTGGAATCTCCAGCGATACAAAAGGACTTCCTTGCTTTCTCTGCTTTTGAGAACGATTACCCACAGGCAGCGGTTGACAATGCCATTCGTGGAATGGAATTGAATGAGAAAGTAGACAACGATTGTGCGACATTGGTAGGCAAAGCAAGAGCAAACCAACTTGCCAACCGTGAGAACCTGTCACTTGAAACGATTGAACGCACTTACTCCTTCTTGAGTCGTGCGAAGGAATACTACAACCCCGATGACACCGAAGCGTGTGGAACTATATCTTATTTGCTATGGGGTGGTGAAGAGATGCTCCGTTGGTGTGAAAGAATCCTAAAGGTAGAAGGTCAAAAGTTTGCCATCCAAGACGAGGAGAAACGAATCGTAACTGGAGCAGCGATGATTGCCGACCTTCCTATCTATCGCAGAGATGACATTCGTGGTGAATACTATGTGGTATTTGACAAGGAGAGCATATTCAAGATTGCCAAGAAATGGGCAAGGGGTAACAAGTACGATGCAGTCAATGCCCATCACCGCACTCCGATAATGGATGGGGTGAGCTTGTTTGAATCATACATCATTGACCGAGAGAGAGGCGTAATGCCACCGAAGGGATTTGAGGAGGTTGCCGATGGATCGTGGTTTGTTTCCTACCTTGTAGACAATGACGATGTGTGGGCAAGAGTCAAAGAAGGTGAGTTCAAAGGATTCTCCGTTGAGGGGGTTTTTGATTTCCCTGAAGACAAAGATGAACAAATACTTGAGGCATTGAAAGAAGTCCTTTCCAAGTGGAACGGCAAGTAAAATTGCAACACCGAAACATAAACTCTAATTTTATACAAATGAACGCAAAAGAAACATTGAAAGAAATCCGCACGATGTTGGGATTTTCGGACGAAGAAGTCAAAGTTGAGATGGCAACTGCTACCTTGACCGATGGCACAATCATTGAGTGGGAAGGCGAATTGGCGGTAGGAACTGCCATCTTTGTTCAAACTGCCGAAGGAAACATTCCAGCACCTGATGCAACCCACGAGGTTGAAGGTGGATTGTTGGTTACAACTGAAGGCGGTTTCGTTACCGAAATCGTTGAACCCCAAGTTGAGATTGAAATTGAAGCCGAAGAGTTCGCAACCGTTAGTGCATTCAATGATGTTGTTTCCAAGTTGGAATCTGCCATCGCTGAATTGTCTGCAAAGGTTGAGTCATTGACTGCATCAAACATCAAACACAAAGAAGCTATGAGCAAAGCAATTGACCTAATTGAGAAGGTTGCTGACTTGCCAAGCGAAGAACCCTTGAAAGCACCTGTATCTACCAAAAAGAACGACCGCTTTGAAGCACTTAAAAAATTCAAAAACTCTATAAACAAATAAAACTATGTCATTTTCAGTAGGATCACTCGCTAACTACACCAACGAACAGTCAACTGATTTGTTGGTTAAAGCATTGTTCGGAAGCAAAACTTCTTCAACTTTGCAATCTGCTAACCAAGTTCAGGTAGGTGTTAAATCAGCATCTGCTTTGAACATTCTTGCTTCAACCGTTTTCTTCCAAGCCGATGGTTGTGGTTACAATCCAAGTGGAACAACTGCCTTCACTCAACGCAATATCACCGTTGGTGCAGTAAAAGTTGAAGAAACTTTGTGTCCAAAAACTTTGGAAGCCAAATGGATGCAAACCCAAATTATGCCCGGTTCACCAACAATGATTCCTTTTGAAGAGCAAGTCGGTGCTGAAAAAGCTGCCGTTATTGCACAAACTTTGGAAACTGCATTGTGGCAAGGTGACACCGCAAGTGGTAACCCTAACTTGAGCCGTTTTGATGGTTTCAACAAAATCATCGCTGCTGCTTCTCCAGTATTGGCTAACTCTGCACCAACTGCTTTTGCTTCTATCACCGCTGCAAACATTGATGACATCTTGGATCAAGTGTACGCTAACATCCCCGCTGCCGTTGCAGAGAAGGATGACTTGGTTTGCTTCTTGGGAATTGATGCTTACAAGTTGATGTTGGTTAACTTGAAGAATGCAAACTTGTTCCATTATGTTGCAGATGCTGCACAAACTATGGAAATGGTTTACCCCGGTACAAATATGAAGTTGATTGCCGTAGGTGGTTTGAATGGAACAAGCAAGATTGTTGCTGGTTCTTTGTCAAACTTCTTTATGGGAACTGACTTGATTGACGAGCAAGAAGAAGTGAAGATGTGGTACTCTATTGATAACGATGAAGTACGAGTTCGTTTCACTTTCAAAGCTGGTGTTCAGGTTGCTTTCCCCGGAGAAATCGTTTACTTCACCCTTTAATCCATTAAGATATGCCTTGTTTACTTACTTCAGGATTTGCCCTTGACTGCAAAGATGCAGTTGGAGGCATCAAAAGCATCCACTTGATTAACTGGGCAACTTCAGGATTCACCGTTGCAAGTGGAGAAGTTACCGCAACAAGCGTTGCAAGTGGTAGCGTGTATACTTACGAACTTCCAAAAGCAACTGGATCAATGGTAATCACCACAAATGTGAGTGTAGAGAATGGCACATCCTTCAACCAGTCGGATGTTGCTTTCAAACTTCGCAGATTGTCAACCACCAAAAGAAATGAAATGAAATTGTTGGCACAGGGCAGATGTTTCTGCATCGTGAAAAACAACAACGATGAGTATTTCTTGGTCGGTAAGGAGTACGGATGTGATGTGACCGCTATGGTTGCCAACACCGGTACTGCGATGGGTGATTCAAATGGATATGAGGTTACCTTGTCAGCGATTGAAGCGGAAGCCCCTTACAAATTACAGGCATCAGTTGTTACCAGTTTAGGTATCTAATTGATTCGTGTTTTCATAGGAGAAAGAGGGAGGGCAATTGCTCTCCCTTTTTTGTTACATAAATTTCGCATCGCTATTTTGTATAGATGTTGGTAATTAACAAAGGGCAGACAAAGAATTGGTATTTAACATTGACGGAGAAGGCAAGTGCTGCATCCTATGTGTTTACATTTACTCATCGCCAAACCGAGACCATCGTCACAAGAACATTGACGGACATATCTGCACACAAAGAGCGATACAATCAATTTCAGTTCATTGAAGGCACTACTGCAACCCTTTTGGAGGGAGAACACGAATATAGTGTTTCAACTGCTGGAGGCGTGTTGTGTGAGACAGGTCTTTTGAAAGTACAAAAGACATTCACCGAGAATGAATACAACCCAACACTAAACGAAAAAATCTACATACAAT